TTCGGGTCAACTTTTACAAGTATTTTGTTTGGGTCTTTATCTGCTTCGTCTTTATCAAACGTAAAAGACTGAGCATTATATTTTCCTAAATTTTCAGTCATTACTGAACTTAAATTATATGGAGACAAAAAGCTATCTACTTGGTCATTAATAGCGGTATTCATATCGGACACTATTTTTTGGTCAACAGGGTCTTCCAATGTTGCTAAGAAGTCAGGTCCCATAAGTTCAGTTATAGTTCCTGCTCCTGATAAAGTAGCTGCTTTATATAATATGTCTTTACGAGAGCCAAAGTTGGCTACTGTATTAGTTGTTGCTTTATCGACATCAAATGTAGGAATGTCGTGCATAATTTTACCTTTAATAACATTTACAGGTGCTATGTTTGTAGAAAGAACACGAACCATTTTTCCATCAATCATTTTATTCTCCATTAAACCAATTCCCACAGTTCCATCAGCAGAAATGGTTGCTTTTGAATTATTAAAATCTCCGTAACCTTCTACCATACCCATATTGAAAATATTCATAGCTTGCAGTTTGCCCGACATAACACCGTCCATTTTCTCCTTGTACTTTTGTTGGTATAATTTTTGGATTTCAAACAAACTTTTTGTTCCATCCATATTATTTTGTCTCTTTAGAGTATATTCTCTTTCTTTTAGCATACCTCTTTTAAATAAATCCTCATCAATCTTCATCTGATTAATCATATCGTGAGCATAGTTATTTATAAAGCCATTAGCATCTTGATTTTCGCCTTGAGGAGCGTTCATAATATTATTCATCTCCTCACGAGTAGCCTGATTGTATGCTTCTTTCTTTTCTTCGCGTACACGATTTACTTCCAAAAGCATTCCACTTGCTTCTCTACCAACCTCAGCCCAATTTATTTGAGAGTCTGCTGTCCGTTCTACATATTTATATCCTAAAGGCATAATCTATATTTTTTTATCTTATTATATTTCCAAAAGCATCGTATTGCGGGAACATAGGTTGGTTTCCTGTACTAAATGTTCCTCCAAATTGAGGAGCAGTTTGAGGAATAACTCCACTTGTCCCGCTATATTTAGGTGCGTATCCTAACGTATTAAGAGATGTATCCATTGGAGTAAAACTTGACCCGCTATATTTAGCGGCAGTTGAATTTACTTGGCTAGTTGAAGTCGTTTCTGTAGGAATAGGAGCTTTATCTTTAAAGTATAAAGGCATCATATTCAACCCTTGTTGAGCTGTTGATACGAGTCCTTGAATACCTTGAGCTGTAGCTGCTGTAGCTGCTTGTTCGGCATTAGCCGCCATCATCTGTTGACCTTCAACTTCTCCTAAATCTAATTGAACACCTAAATCTCTCAATCTACTTTGTTCTGCAATTTGTTGTTTTTGTATGTCTGTCATTTCAGCCCCCATAGCCGTTCTTATACCTGCTTGAGCTTCGTTCTGAGCCATTTGAACTCTACCTGCTGTAGCAGCTGCTCCTCTTTCAGATTCTTGACCTGCTTGAATAGCTAAAGCTCCTTGAGAAAGCATAGCTTCCCTTTGGAGTTCATAAGGTTCTTTATTAACCGCTAATTCATCGGTATAGTTTATTGACAATTTTTTCTTAGCTTCTTCCATTGCCGCTGAAGCTGCTGCTTCTGCTGCTCTTTGTTTGGATTTTTGTTCTCCTGCCTGAGCAAACGACATTGCTGTTGTACCTGCCGAAAGAGCCAATCCTCCTATTGCTACTGCTGTTGCTACTCCCATATTATAATATTTTTATCATTTCACTTGTATACCCTTCTCCCTTAGACCACCCAAGGTCTTTATAAGTTTGGACTAAACTTGGATTTTTAATCAATGCGTAACCGTATTTACTTCCTGTATTTTTGCAAATATTAGTAAGAGACTCTATTAATAATTTAATTGCCTCTCTTCTTTTATCTTTTATTCTATACTCTTTGTTAGATATAATCCAATCTACCCAAGCCACTTTTGAATTTGTAACGTATATAAATCCCGCACAAATTGGTATAGCTCCATCATAAACTATAACTCCACCCTTACCATCTTCAGGCAAAAAGTCCTTAGCCGGTGGCTCCCAATTCCATTGTTTCCACCATTCTACAAGGATTTCTTGATAATCATTTTCGTTAAGAGGTCTGATTTCTAATTCCATATTGATACAAAGATATTAAATTTAAGGGAAACTTTTCATTACATTAGCTTCAACTGCAAATAACTCAATTTTACTATTGTAACTATTAGATAATGTAGTTGTACAATAGTGCCCTAAAACTCCGTGAGACTCAGCTACAGAATTTTTAACGTATAAGAAATAATTAACATTCCCCGGTATTGGGATAGTTAGCGGAGACAACATATTGTTGTTTACAATTATTCTATTTATACCTGCCGGATAATCGACTATAACATCAACTACAGTTCCTGCAAATTGAGCATTTGTTCCGAAATAAACATAGTCTCCAATGCTTATAATATTTCCTATAGATACTAATGGGTTTATGCTAAAGTTAACTTGGGCGATATTGGTACCTGCACCTGTAACCGTTAAACTATTTCCTATACCGTTCAAACTTCTAAGAGCAAATTCTCCAATGCTATTATTCCTAACAAATGCAAAATAAGATGCTTCTTTTTTAGAAAACCAAGATTGGTCTATGAATCCTGAAAACTGTAAATCAGTCTCTAAAGTAGCACCCCAAGGAGCATCTCCTTCTATATTTAAGGTTTTAAATAATTTATTTTCAAGAGCAGCATTATTAAATACCGTTTGAATAGATGTTGGTGTAAACGCATTTGCAGGTTGACCAAACTGAGTCCACCAAGGCTGATAAAATGTATTGCGTGAAGCATTTACATTATGCTTGTAAATATTACCACCCTTAAAGGTGTAAAAATAATTGTTCATTCCAATCATCCAATCAGGATAATAAGAATAGAAAGATACCCATCCGGCAACTCCTTCGCTATATGATAATGTATAATTCATAATATTAAACGCAATTTGTTATTCCTACTACTATCCCATTAACTACTTCTATCACGCTATTTGGTATTGCTGTATTGTCCACAAGATAAAACCCATCAGGAACTGTAAACTGTCCATTAGCATCTACAAATACATAATCATACAATCCAATAAACGTATCTAATGCTGTGTGAACCTTTGCAAAATAAAAAGTATTAGCATAAGCGGTAACACAAGGGATTGATGAAGTTGCAAATACATTAGAAGAATTAAATACAGGCAACGCCAATGGGCAAGCGGCTTTTAAATCCCAAGCAGTTCCTCCACAAGGCCCAAGCATTTCAAGAAACACATTGTTAGGAGTTCCTGAAGGCTTTGGTATTACTAAAACACAAAAACCGGGGGGAGCTCCTAACGAAACGTCTCCGGGAAGCACGGTAATTGATTGAGTATTTCCTGTCGCAACAAACGAAGTTCCGTCATAAAGATACTCAACTAATGATGGAAGAGTCGTAGTATTTCCTGACAATCCACAATCTCCGGCTACTTCTCCTGCAACTGTGAAATTTCCGGGAGTTGTACTTTGATGCAAGCCATCTATAGGAGATGATAATTTATTATATACAACTCCATCATAAGTTGCTCTAACACCATCAGGGAAATTAAAAGGGTCAAATCTAATTATTATAGCTCCTGTGTCAAGAGTTCCTGTATTTAAATTTACTTGATAAATGCCTTGACCTCCTGAGCCACTTACGGAAGCACCACAAGGAACACCGCAAGTTGCACAAGACTCAGCAGCCAAAAGTATTCCTGATGACTGCTCTCTTGTTATTGTTCCATCTCCATAGAATCCATCAGGAGCTACGAGTGTTAGTGCTAAATCTAAATATATTGATGTAGCTAAATCTAAGTCAGCGGCATCTAGAAAGTAAGGTGCATTTATTGCCATATTATTTAATTAAATTATGTTATACATTCGCATTTTATGTCGATAATAGATATACTTGTATCTGCAAAAGGAGTTCCAATAGAGCAATAAAATACTCCTATTGCAGAGGCTGATAATGGTAAACTTGTCAATATTCCATACGAGTCATAAAAATAAAGCGTTGTATCAAAGGCTTCATTATTTGTTACTTGATAAAGATTGTAAGGAGTTGTACATATTAAGTCACAACTGCAACATACGTCAATTGCACTTGTTCCAAAACACAAAGATACTTCAACTCCACAAGAACTACAAGGTTGCTGAGGTAATAACACACCGTCAACTAATTCTCTAACAATTCCACCTGTTGAATAAAATCCATTTGTTGCAGGAATAGATAAATTAACGTCATTAAATATAGAGGTTGCTGTAGGGAATGACGCGTTCAAATAGTAACTACCCGGAACACAATCACAACAAGAATCACTAATAGTTCCTCCAAAACATAATTCAGCAGGTATAGCATCTCTTAAATCCCAAATCAAGTAAAGGTATTCTCCAAATGAACTTGCAGGAACCGTAAAGTCAACATAGTACAAAGGGGCTGAGCCTGAATTAGGAGTAGCAACTGTGGAAACGCCTAATAAAGAATTAATATCAATATCGTTGTTGTTGTATAATACACCGCTTCTTAAATATCTAAATTTATCTTGAGCTATGTTAAACACATAATTGTCAGGAACTATTGCGTTTGAATACAATCTCATAGTACTTCCTTCAGGAGGGAAGCCGCCTGCCCCAACAAATCCTGATACTGTATTATATCTTGATACAAGAGGACTTGCTGTTCCGCTTGAGAATAAAACTAAGTTAGAAAGAAGAGGTCCAATAAATGCTCCGTCTATATATCTGTATTGAGTATGTATGGTTTGACCTGATTCTGAATCATTTGTTAAAACAACTTCAACTATAGTCATTGGTTCTGCATTACAACAGTCTGCAAGAACATTTACAACCATATCTAAGTTGTACTCAAGAGTAATTGTTGCAGTTTCTACAGATACATTGTTTTTATCAAAAAATAAATTCCCCGGAATATTTGTATACCCTGAAGTAGTTACAACTCCATTGTATTCTACAGATACATTTAACCCTCCTGTTCCTGATTCAATACTAACAAAATCCCAACTTATTTCAGTAATACCTACAAGAGGCCCTAAATCGACACAATATACTACTTCTTTAGATTTTTCATCTGCTATAGATAATGTAAATGTTTGATTAATACCGCATTTCAAACATTGAGGATTTAAAGGGAGTTCTTGGTCGTTCATAGACAACACATACTCATTCATATAAGGGTCAAAACCCCCGAGTTTTTGATAGTTAAATGATGAATTGAATTTATCTCTAAACCAAGTTCTCATATTTTGTTCAGATACTGCTATTAATTGTTCATTTTGAGAATCCCCACCTTTTAATTGAATAACAGCCCCGCGTTTTGCATCTGCAAAAAATCTATCAAATCCCCATTGAACGTAGCTCTCAGGGTTGAAACTAATACCGTACTTTTCAGTACGTGCTATTTGCGTTCCTAAGACCTCAGGAGTAGCTGTAATTATACCACCGGCACTTGCATCTGACAATAAGTTTTTCTCCGCTAAAACGTAAGATATTTTATCCTCTTGTAAACAAAGAATATCTGTATTTCTACCATCTAACAATTGTATTTCCCCAAACGAAGCTTCGCAACGCTTAAAGTTAGATAACCCCGAATTAAATTCGTTTAATTTGTTGATATTTGACTCCCCATTATAAACACCACTATAGGTAATATCAGAAAACCTATCAGCAACTTTATAGTCTTGAGCAGCAACGGTAGTTACTCTTTCTCCAAAACTAAAAGACCTTCCTAGAATAGAATCACGTATCTTGTAACTTTCTGCTCCATTTCCAAAAGAATAACAATTAAAAAACATAGTGTCAATTATACCGGCAGTACCTGCTACTATATTTTGATTTTGAATATTACCTGAATGATTACCATCAGAATCAATAGAAAATGATAGTTCGTTCTCAAAAAATACATCAGGCAAAGCATCAGAAGGTTCTGTTTCGAAAATTAATGTATTTTCTGCACGAAACACTTCAATGTTTGCTGTGATATAAATTCTACGTGAATACTTATAATTAATACCCGTGCAACTATTTGTACTACTCCAACTAATAGTAAGTTGATTAGTAGTTGGGTTTCTATAAAACTGCCAATAATTTATACTGTCATTAACAGCAGTTAATTGAGAACCTACTCCCGGAACAAACTCATTAGTTTCGTCATCTCCTTTATCAATACCTGAATTGATTGTAAGTTGAATATTATCTCCAACAAACCATTCATACATATTATCATAGTCCTGAGTAGAGGTATATACTTTTTCTAATGTGTAACCCCTTGGTTCACAAGCTCCTCCAACACCTGCTCTATTCCAATCTACGTACCAATTGATTCTACTTCCGGCAGGGATATTGTAATCAATATACATTCCCGGATTTGCAGGGTCTTCAATATTCATATCGTAAGACATTATAGTGTGGTTTCCTCCACTTGCCCATTGTTGTTTTTGACCCGGAGCTATTATAGCATTTTCAGTCTGTACTAAATTAAAACTATTAGGATTTAACTTTATATATAAACCTGCCGGTACGTTAATAAATACGGTTGGGTCATCTTCAGTCGGTATTTCAAGAAATCCTGCTGCTTGAGCAGTTTTTTCAAGAACAGTAGTATAAGTACAATTAAGTGTAGGTCCTTGAGTGTCTGCTTTTACAATCAATCTATCCCCGTCTTCAACTTTCCTCATATTCTCTCCTTCAAGCAAAAGCCAAGCTTCATTTGTTTCGGGATTAATAAAAAATAAATTACTATAAATTGTTTCGTACCTTTCAGCGTCAGGTTTAATTACAAACTTATATCGTGTAGCCCACTTAGGCGCTCTTTGAGTAGTAGGTATTATAACTTGAATACTATTTTTATTTGGAGCATATCCACAAGGGACAAACTCTGCATTATTAGTACTAACTAACGCAGTTGTAGCTCTATTGAACTCATCCATATAAACCAATCCCACTTCGTACCCTCTATTACTATGTAAACTTCGAGGATTTGCAATCTCTTGAAAAGCCGCTCTTGCAAAAGTCACTTGGTAATACTCGTATGCTTTTTTTGTAGGAGTAGCTATATTATCAACATAAACCATAGATGGGAATTGCAAACCAATTACAGTACTTGCGGGAGTAGTTATTATTTTTATCGGTTGTAAAACAGTAGAGATAGTATTGATACCACTTGCATATTTTATAAACGTATTAGGAGCTAAACCTAAATTATTTGGCAATGCGCAATTAAAAGAATCAGTAAATGTAACCCCGTTACAGGACGTATCTTGACCTAAAATAGTAGTTGAAACAGGAAGTATATTTAAAGAAGTACCTATTGCATTTTTAAATTGAGAGCTTGTTGCTAATTGATATACAGAACTGTAGTTTTGAGTCAGCAAGAAGCTAAACTGAAGTGTAATTCCATCCGTTATTTCGTCAGGCTCAGGAACATATCCTGTCCATAATTTATGAGATATTGTAATATCTAAAGATATTGCAGCACCTTCAACCAATGGAGAAGCGCCTAAGTCAAAATTAATAATAGCATCTCCTACTGTTAATCCCGTAGACGCAGGGTCTATATTGTAAATTCCATCTCCTGTGCTATCAATTAAATCTGCATCTCCAATAACTTCAGTGATTAAATTTGTAGAGTATTCAATTTTAGTTGGCTGACCATTTTTATCAATTAAATCATATCCCTCAACGTAATTTCCAAACATCAATCTATTTCCCATAATAGTCTGAGCCTTAGCATAACGAGGAACATTATCGTAAAGTCTTAAAATTTCAGCTTCATTTAGTACTGTAAATATTTTACTGTTATTAAATGAATATTGATATACGGTATTATCCGCATATCCGGCATCTACCTTGTTAAATTGCTGAATAATTTTAATTACATTATTTTCTGACTGCTTAAATAATAAGTCAATTCCAACTACAAGAGGTCCTCCTGAATTGAAATTTATAATTGCTGTATTGCAAAAATTAGTCATACCTTCATTTAGCATACTATTAACGCTAAATTGGAATTGATTAGGAACAAATGCAGGTGCAGACCATTGAGATGTAGCAGAATACTCTCCATCTACGTATTTATATCTATAAGCAAAACAAATAAATCTTGTTTCTAAAAAATTTTGTTGTCCGCTTGTAGTAATTGGACTTACTTCAGGTGCCTCAATCGGCGGTTTTTTTATAACAAGAATTGATTCAGGGTTCAACGCATCAATATTTGCTATCGGATTAGGGTAGTTTCTATTTATGTTTATATTTCGTGGAGCATTATAATCATCTGTCCAAAATAAAAGGCTATCAATTAAGTTGATACCCGTAATAAGATAGGCAGGATTGAAATTTAATGTAGTGTTTACGTTTCCTCCGTCATTTATACTAATGATGTGATATGTTAATACATTAGTTAATACGTTAATAGATACAATTAAATCAAGTTTACCTGTAGGCGCGATAGGAAATGCAGGGTCGTGAACAAACCAATAAATAGTCTCGTTAGCGCTATCTTCCATAGCTCCAATTGTTCTTGCCTGAGTGCTTAACACTGTTCCGTCAATATATCTTAATGCAGGAGCAGCTAAATCATTACCCATTGTGTTGGTAATAACTCCTACTTCAGACATTTCTGTTGACCCCATTCTGATATTCATAGCATCAACATATTCGCCATCAGGAAGTACTCGTTGGTCAACGATTTTATTCATTCTTCCTGCTAAAAAATTTCTTGTGAAATTCGCCATACTATTTGATTATCTTATCCATACCTCTTAAATTCATTAAGAGTCTTCCCGGATGAATGTTACTAATTCTTATTCTTGCATTTCTTAATAATGCTGATTTGTCTTTTCTTGCTCTTGCCACTACATATTCTTGAACATTAAATTTAGAATTTAATATCTCATATTTTATAGCTGCGTAGACATATTGTTCAAATAATTTATTAACAGTAATTAAAGAATTATCTCCGCTCTCCATACCATCGGATATATACTCAAGAATACAAAGCTCTCCTGCCATACTTGAATCAAAATTTATAACTCCTGTTTTTTTATCAATCTTAAAAGTAGGGTTAAAATTTGCAGTTTCTGTATTTAATCCAAATGCTGTTCCTATTCCATAATCAAAATACCACATCCCATCATAATTCCAACCATATTGTCCATCAAATTGGCTTCCTTGATTTAGGTAGATACTTTTTTTTGTTCCTCTAAGTCTGTCAAAATCTATAGTAGAATTTTGAGGTTGAAGTATATTTCCGTTTTGGTCAAATAAAATATTTCCTTGATTATCTTGTAAATATGCATTAGAAGATAAAATTTGAATATTCTCAGTTAATGGTCTTAACCAACCGTCTTTATATAAAGAAATACGAACCCAATTTACATAGTCCGATGGAAGTACATATCTTAACGAATCAGTTACACTTAACTCTAATACCTTAATCTCCTTGAACGCGTCATAATTAAGCTCTTGTATAGCTCGTTTTGCGTGAAATATTATTTTGTATCTCTCTTCGTTATTTACTAATGAATGGTTTCCTGAGTACATCAATAAAAAATTATTGACTACATCATCTAAACTAACATATTGGTATGAACCCCAATTTGCGTCTTGAGGCGTATTCCCATTATTGTCATAATATTCATACTGTGATATATATGTCATTTTTTGTTATTTTTATTGTTGATTTATTTGTTGTTCTTGAGCTATGCCAAATTGAGCAACTTCAGTTTCGCGAATTGAAACGCCACAATATTGAAGTATCTTCATTGCTAATATATAATTATCTGAAAAAGGAAGTTCAAAATCCTGATAATCAAGTTGCGATTGGTCAAAAGCCGGCTCCCCACTTGTCAAGGTAACATAAGTCCATTTTGGAGTTTTAGGGTATCTAAAATAAACACATTCAACTTTTCCTTTAGAATTTATAGTATTTGGAAATAACTTAATTGTCTCTTCCTCAAGAGTATATGATGGGTAAAACTCAGTTGGACTTGTTAGGCTTGATGCGTTAAGCATTGTTATTTTTCCAACACTAACCTTATCAGCTTCTTTTAAGATAGATTCTTTTAATATTGAGTATTCATTTCCTATTACTGTAAATATATCAGCAGTCAAAGCTAATGAAGTATTTGTAGATAAAGTTAAAGACAATACATTAGCGATAAGACCTGTAGTTGTGTTGACGACTAAATCTCCAACAGATATTCCATCAGATAAAAACGTCGCTGTAGAATCTATTAAAAACGGAGTAGGAGCAGGAGCTGTAACTCCTGTATTTGAACCACTTGAAAGTTGATTTGTTCTACATAATACTTTAAGAATATAATAGTCGTCATCTCCTGTTGTAGTTAGAGATGGTGCTGAGTATCTATTTGAGCCTAAATGCGCTAAATAATTTGTAACTAAAAAACCTTCGAGAGTTTCGGCTATAGGGCCTTCAATTTCAGCGTAATCACTTCCGGCTGTGCGTGCATTTTCAGCATTTATAGCCTTGTTGTAATTTTTGAAATAGTCTTCAAATATCTCCATCTGTGCATTTTCAGCAAATAAATTGAAGTCTGATGGAGAAATATATCCATAATTATTTTTATTTAATACGGATAATACTGTATTTCTAACTTCGTTTATCATTTTTTAAATCTTTTTACAAATATACATAAAAAAAGCACAGAAATAAATCTGTGCTAATTTCAATAAAGGATATTTTAATCCAATTATATTATTGAGGTAAATTTGCCTCTAACATTTTAAGAGAGTCAATACCTTCATCGCTTGATAAGAAGCCACCTACCATATCATAAGGGTCTTCTCCGTATGGTACTGATAACATTTTCTTTTTGTTAGTAGGCGTATTAAACCAAACCTCTTTATCATTATTGCGTAGTGCTAATAATTTCTCTTCAAAGAATAATCTAACTTTAGCTTGAAACTGTAGTTCAGGGTCATTCAATGTAGCCAAGAATCCTCTTGGGTCATTTTTAGCAAACACTAATATATCTCGTTTTAATTCTGCTGTTGAGATTGTTGAAGGGTCTTTTCCGAACATTACTCTTGTAAGAGTTTCAATTTGTTCAAGAGAAAGTTTTCTCGCCTCAACTAATGCGTCAATCTCAAGGTCTAAATTCTCAACCTCGTAAGCTGCATCTTTTTCTTCATCTACTTCAACGAAAATCCTTCCGTTTAATGGATGGTAATGTAAGAACGCTTGAAGCGCGGGATTTGTTCTTGGAACGCTTAAAAAGCCATCTTCAAACATAATTGGCTCAAGTATTGCGTTTCCGTCTTGTTCATCCTCAAAGGGAGTCTTTTGATTTATCGCGTATCTAAGAGCACGATTTTCTTGTTTTTTTTCATCGAACCACATTAGTGGGAATCTCGGATGATTTCTTGCCGCTAAACTATATGAAAGCGGATTGCCTATTGTCAATTTATAGACTTTGTCTATTAAAACTACTGTTGCCATTTTTAATAATGATTTAATTTAATTTATTTTTTTTAAAACATAAAAGGAGAGTGCCTTTAAAAGCACTCTCCAATTTATTATATACTATCCGAAACGGAATAATACGAAGTTGTTTGCACCTAAAGTACATACACATCTTTCAGACAAGAAGTTAACCTCCATTGCATCTAAGTCAGATGTTTGAGCTCCACCGGCAGAACCTGTAATCCACGTTTTGTATCTACGGTCTTCAGCTTCTGAAGCACGGTATCTAACGTGTAAGAAAGGTCTCTTAGCGTTTTTACCCATAATTTGGTCGTACACAGATGTAGAACCTGCAGGAACCATAAGTCCTGTGATTGTACCTGTCGCAGTAGCTGCAACGTTAGATAAACCACCTCTCATAGTTGGGTCGTTTAGGTATTTCCAATCAGATTTGTAGAAATCGTAACCTCTACGGAATCCTGTGAATCCTAAGTTCAACGCCATATCAACATCGTTGTCGAATAAACCGAAAGATGCAGACTGAGCAACACCACCTGAAGTGTACCCGTTTAATGTTGCTAACATATTGTCGATGTCAAAAGACAATCCACGGTTAACAAACACAACGTTTTCTTCGATAGCTCCTTGTTTGTCCAAACGAGAAACGATAGAATCCCACTCAGATAAAGAAGTTGGAGAACCACCTCCCCATACGTTACCTCTATTGTTTACAACATAGAAGATACCTTCAGAACCACCTGCAACACCACCTAAAGCAGCTAAAGCTCCTGAACCTGCGGCAGCAGGAACTGCTTCAATCATTGCAGTCTCTAAATAATCTTCAAAACGTAAACGAGTTTCGTGCTCTGATTTCAAATACCACAAGTAACCTGTAGCACCATTTTCAGTAGTAACTTCAACCCATCCGATTTGAGCCATATCAGAACCGTTAACAGCATATTTATCTTTGATGATAATAGGCTTGTTAGAGTAGAACTCATCTTCTGCTTCCAAAGAACCAACCATTCCGTTAGTTCCTTTTTTGAACTCAGAACCATAAATAAATACAGTACATTGAGCAGCAGCAGTAATCGCTTGACCACCACCTTCGTAGTAAGCTACTGTAAAAGTAGTTGCTGTAGGAACGGCAGTAACGATTGCTTTGTTGAAAACTCCTGTTGAGTTTTGTTGAATCATAACAGTTTGTCCAACTCTAATTGCGATGTAAGTAACACCTGAATCAGCAACTGTAAAAGTAGCGGTAGAAGCCGTAGCAATCGCCGGTGTAGTACAGTTAGTGTATTTAATGTGAAGACGACCTTGTTCTGCCCATTTGATTTGGTCAGAGTTTGAAGGCATCTCAGCACCTACCATTCTCAAGAATGATGCGATGGTTCTATTACCGTAACGCTCAAATTCTTTTTCGTAAGTATCAGGAAGATACTGATTCAAGAAGTTGAAGTTAGTAATATAGTTTGTCTGCAATGCTACTTGCTCAGCACTTGGCTGTAATGCAAAAGTAGGATTTGATAATAATGTACCTGCCATTTTGATTAATTTTTAAAATTTATATTCGTTTTATGCTACGGATTTTTAGACTTTTACCGGAATCAGGGTTTACCGCTTTTACCTGCATTCCTTCCGTTGATTTTGTAATTTCAGGCGCTCTATTGGCAGACATTTGAATATTTTTAATATTCTTCATAGTGCCTTCAGTAGCATCTGCTTGCCCTTGTTCGTAAAAGAACTTTGCAAATCTCTCAGGATTCATAGCTACAGCTAACGACCTATGATAACCTGCCGCATCCTTAATTAACCCTTGCTCATCTAAAAACTTATTTATAAAGTTTGCAGGTGTAGCTTGTGCTTTTTTAAGTTCATTGGCATCTCCGGGATTGAAAGTGATTCGTTTGTCATTAACGTTGAAGTCAAAACCTTTGAACTCTCCGCTAAATACTTCATCAGATTTTTGGTTAAACCAATTTCTCTTTCTCTCATTCTCTTCTTCAAGTGTCTTCGCTTGCTTGGTATATTGCTTATAACCTTCGTAAACTTCTTTTTCCTCATCAGAAATTAGCGGAACACTTGACTCAAGTGGCACTTTATATTTTTCTTTTTGAGAATTAAAAAATTTCTTTGCTTCAGCAACAGCCTTTTTTCTTTCTAATTTTATTTTTCTAATAGTTGAATCATCGTCAATATCTTCATCATACCTATACGATTCCATCAATGTGTCAATATCTTCATCATCAAGCCCTTCTTGGGTTGCTGATAAATAAGTTTCAAGTAAATCTTCAGGGTCCATTGAGTCAAAGTCTTTTTTAAGACTCAAAAAATCCTCAAAACCTCTACCCGTTTCTTTTTTGTATTTCATATAAGCAGCAACATCTTCAGGTAAAGCCTCGACTTCTTCCCTTTGAGCTGTTAATTCATCTAATGAATTAATCTGCTTATTGTATCTTTTTCCAATATATGAAAGAACTTGTTCTTCGTTTAATTCAACTTCTTGTTGTTGCTCTTGTTGTTGCTCTTGCTCTTGTTGTTGCTCTTGTTGTTGCTCTTGTTGTTGTTCTTGTTGTTGTTCTTGTCCGGGTATATTAACATTCTGAAATTGTTGCTCGTGTTTTTCAAGTAATTCTTGTTCTACTTGAGCAGTTCCTTTTTCCTCCGTACCATCTAATAATCTTACTTTCATTTCCATTTGATTTGATTTAATTTTTTACAAAGCTATGCAATTTTTTTGACATTATTAACGCGGCTCAAATTCTGCGAAATCAAACCCATCTAAACTATCTTCGTTTGATTCAAAATTCAATGGAGGTAAATTGTTTTTACGTTGGTCTATCAGTTTAGATTGCTCTGTATTTTGTTGACTAATACGTTTAGCTTTAGCGTCTTCACGAGATTGTTCACGCCCATTTAATGTTTCCATTTCCATACCGTGAAGTTTCTGATTATACATAAATTCCTCTGCCATTAAATGAGATTTTAATTCAGCTTCAACTTGAACTTTTCTAATACTAAACTCAGCTTCCATCTGCATTAATTGACCTTTAGTCTGAACTTCCGTCTGCATTTTTTGTATAGCCATTTGACCTGCCATCTCTTGAGACTTCAATTGCTGCTGAGCCTGCATAGCTTGTTTTTGCATTGCCATTTGGTCCTCACGTTCTTGTTTCTTGATTCGCTTCATCTTTAATAATTGATTAGCAAGTTTAAGATTTTTAATCTCACGAATATCAATAGCATCTTCAAGATTAATATCTCCTTTAGATAATGCCATATTTACATTAGCTTCAAGCTGCGCTCTTTGCTCCTCATCAGGTGCGACCTCAATAAAAATACCAAAATCATAAATATAAAGGTCCGCTATGTCTCCTAAAATAGATACATTGTATCTACCAATTTGATTAATAAACTCATCTTTAAAATCAGAATACTCTAAAATATCTCCAATTCTATAAGTTAAGGCTTCCGCCATTGAGCGGTATATATACAATCCGCCTTCAAGTATATGTCGAGTAGCTGTATTTGAGTTTAAAGCAGCTAATTTTTGTAATCCAACTAATGAATTGGGGTCAGGAGTAGAGCCATCTCGTGCTTCATTAAGCCCAGTTACCGTTCTAATCATATCCATATAGTGATTATAATTAGTGATAAGCATTTGAGTTTTACCTACACCTGTGCTAGAACTTAATTGAGTAATAGGCACTTTAGCATTGTTGAAATCTCCATCTTGAGTAAAACTTCTACCAATTACCGACCCCGTTTGGAAGTAAAGCCTTAAAGCGTCTTCAGGATTATAAGCAGCTCCGTTTCCTAAATCAACTTCATTAAGACCGTCTGCGTCAATAAATACCCCGTCAGGTACGACACGGTTAATTACTTGCTGTAATTTTAAGTGAGTAATTTGAATAAGGTCAGCAAAAGGTATCATTCTACGTACCAAAGATTCTATAGCTCCTTTATACATTCTTGGCGCACAAGCTACGTAATTAGGTAGCGCGTGTTGCGATGCTGATTTAGGTCTTACCATATTCTCAGACAACTTCCATTGTAACAAAATATTAGTTCCCATTACCATAATACCCTCATACCACACGTCAATAGTTTTCTCTATTTTTTCAAAATTTCCTTCTTCCATCATTTCTTGTGGAGGATTGAAAGTATCATCTTTAGGTATAACTCGTGAACCACCATTCTCAAGGATTTTTTTCTTGAAAACTATTTTCTTTGTGGTTTTATAATTGAAGTACATTAATGTACAAGTATCTCTTGAGAATACACTATTCTCGTAGAATTGAGCTACATTAAAATAATCATACCAACCTTGGCTGTATTGAGTTATTTCTTGTAAATCTTCTTTGGTAAGACTTTGGTCAATTTTCATTAACTCGCTAATCGGAAGAGTTTTAATTTCTCCCCAATAAAAACAATCTTTAAAATGAGGGTCTTCAGTATAGCTATATACAACATTAGCAGGGTCAACGTAAGATATTTTAACTCCTGTTCCTTGAAGAAATTCGTGTTTAGCAATAGATATACCAAGTACTGTAGCATCGTAATCTAATCTCCAACGAATATCGTTATAATGATTTTCGTCAAATATGGTATTGATAGCTTCTTCTTCCGCAATCTCAATCGCAGGTTTGTAGTGAAGCTGCATAAATAAAGAAAGCTCTTCATCTGTTTCAGGAAGTTTTTCAGGGTCCATTGTAAATGCATCAAATCCTGTGCTTTCTTTTATTTGATTTAAAACAGGTTTGGCAATCATTTGCCCCTCAATCATATCTTGATACTTGCTTCTCTTAGATTGAGACATAGCATCTTGTGCATATACTTTTACCTTGAATAATCTATCAGACATTCCGTTAACAACGATGTCAACGAATTTAGGTATAACAGGAACAGGTGTCCAATCTAAGTTTAAATAAGATAAATCGCCATCAATGGCTAATTCATTTTTATATTTACTAATTGATTGTTCTCCTCTTGCGTATAACCTTAGTCTATGAAATTCTCTCCATTGACCATAATACCTGCAATTACTTCCATCCTTTCTGAACCATTCATACTGAATAGCTTGACCAACTTGCAGCCCAAATTGTTCGGATTTTTTTTCCGCATCAGTAGCTAACTGACTTGGAAAGGCTGACGATGTAATATCTATTGTTACGTTTTTCATTTGATTAATTGACTTGTTGAACCATCATTAGAATACCTTGCGAAGTTAATACTTATTTTTGAATCTTTTTTCTCCGGCACGTATAAATGCTTTTGATTAGCCATTACAGCTAATCCCGAACTTATAGACGCATCAAATTTGGTTCTATCGTTTATATCAAACTTTGCCCAATCCTCTAATGTCCGTGTAAAAGGCATAGTTCCCATATCTCCTCCATCTCTATACTCTCCTGTAAAATCTATCCCAACATACTTTTCTATGTAAGACTCAATTGCAGATGCGTGAGATTGCTTTACATCTTCAGATGAGTTGGGTATTCCACCGAGTTCACGTTCAGTTTTTGATAATTTATTATATTGCTTGTCAGGTCTATTTAAACAGTAATGTCTATATCCTCTATTTTTAAAATGATAAAGCAATCGGGGTTTATTGTTCTCGATTAGAATTGGCATACCATAAAACACACAAGCCATAAGAACTTCTTCAAAAAATATCTCAGCTGTTTGAGGTCTTGCTATATACTCTAAGAAAAACTCATTTGAAGGAGCGTCATCCATATTAAACTTCGTAAGTCCGTGCAAAGAACCATTAGACCCTCTGCCGCCAACTACTGCTGATATATCATAACTATCGCACCCAAATGAACCAATATATTCATTGCCGGGGTGTTTCATTCCGTGTATTGTATGCACATTGTTTTGAAGATGCTTTGCAGGAGTCCAACTAACTAAGAATCTACCTCTTGAGTCAGGAGTAAAAACAACTTTAGTGTCTTTCATACCATCTCTCCAATGTAACGAGCCGCGAGTAGTATAGTGCTCTTTTATTAAACTGTCGTTGTAATCAATTTGTTGGTATATTTTTGTAAGGTTAAATAAAGACTGTTTACTCTCATCTCTAAATGCGTGTGATTCTGTTCTTGGAAACTGTCTGTAATATTCATTTAATGCATCAGAATCATTTTTAAGAGAATCAACCTCATTTTCCCAATAATCAATAGCGCCCATACTAATAATACCACCGTCTACTCCTGTGATTGGAACTTCAGGAGTTCTAAATATAGGCATACCATACACATCTATAAATCCCTCCATATTCCATTCCATAGGAATAAATAAAGCGTACAATCCACTTTTTGTCTGACCGTTAGCGTTACGAGTTGTAACCGCTGAATCTTCAAACATATCTTTGTAGTTTTGACCACCTTTAGATAATGCATTTGAAGTTGAGCCCATCATACATTTTCCAATAATTTTAGAACCCAATCGAAGACAAGTTTTAGTTACGCGCCAATTCTCCTTAATGTTATTTGGCTTAGTCCATTTACCGGACTCATCGTGAGCCAAGAATAATAGCTTTTCTCCATCATAGGAGTTATCTTCTGTGTTCTTCCAATCTATTGACGTGTCTAACCCTTCTATGATTTCTGCTTCAGAATCATACATATTCTTCTTTGTAATCTTAGATGCCGGTACACGGAAAGCCAACTCTGTCTTTGGTTTATCCATACCATCCATAATAGGTTTGAAGAAAAATGGAAGTCTGCTATTTATTGGAACTACCTTATCAGTAAACATCTTCTTGGCATCAGAGCCGGTCTTAGATAATATACCTATTCGCGCGTCTTTTGCAAGTGTTCCAACATTGATACACTCAGATGACGACATAAAAGAAAATCCTGAACGTCTAATCTTTAAGTATATCATACCAAAACTTCTTTGGTCGGCTCTACACGCTTCCCAAAAAATCCAATAAATTCTATTTGCTTCACGAAAATCAGGATACCCAATATCAATACTTGCCCATTGAAGGTACATATAGTGAGAACCTGTTATGTATGTATGAACCCCATTATTCATAAACCACACCCCATTCTCTCTACAGTCAAATTCGTTTTCAATATAATCAACCCACCTATTCTTAAATTCAGATGGCATTTCATTCCATTGGAATATTGATTGTATTCTTGAGAGTTGTTTTGGAAGAGTTTGTCTTTCCCAATGTTGTTCAGATTTTGTAGTACTTCTTTTTATACAATCTTTTGGAGTAGGTGGAAGTGCAATATAAAGTCCTGCAATATTTACCACGTCTCCTATTTGACCTGTTTTAGATATTACTATAACATCATATTGGTCGTTATAACCATATATCCAAGATTTATTGCCATTTTTTTTAGTAATAGAATGGGATGGGATATAGCCTTTGACTATTGTATATAAACTATTTAGACCTTCTTTCTGCAAACCCTTGTTTTGTATCAGTTTTACTTCCTCCGTTTTCGGCAATATCAAGACTTTCTTTTTCAGCTTCTATTCTGCTAAGAATCTCGAATGCATCAAATATAGCCAATTTTTTTGTAGCCGCTGCATTTTTTAACTTGTCGGCAGCTAAGTCGTCTCCTTCCATATCAGGATTTAAGATAGATTCTTCTGCTACTTTTATAAGTTCCAATACTGCTTTATGACCGGCAGCAATAATCTTTAATTTTGTTTCTTTAGCTGTCATATCGTTATCTATAAAACATTACATATACCATACGTCCCTCTTTCCAACCTGTGTTTGGATATTTACTGTGAAAATAATTAGAAGGATACATAAGAGCACGATTTGGTCTATATCCCACTACAGAATGTAAATCCCAATTATCTAAGTTATTTGCTTCATCTAAAAGAAACCTATCAGCTTCTTCATTGGAAACATCTAAAGGCATCTCATAACCTACATCTTTATGTCTCCAAAAAGCAGTTCCGTGAAGACCTTCTTTTGTAGATGGAGATATATATAGCACGAGTGCTCTTTCGGGTCTAATATCGCCTACTTTTGAGTCTGCGTGGATTCTCCAATCAGTATCAAATTCTTCGGTTGCTACTCTAAAGAATCCTAATAGACATTCACGCTGTACTCCATCTATAGCAGATAGCTTTCCAACAATATATTCGTCAAAGTCTTTGTTGCTATATTGAACCCAAAATTTTTTATCTCCAACTTCAACTTCTTGAAATTCGTTATTTGACAAAAGTTTATAAACAGAATCATAAACTCCTTTCCCTAAAAAATCATCTACAATATTTATCATAGCTTTATTGTTATTTGATGGTCATACATACGGTACAACTTTTCTCCATCAACAGTAAACTCATATTCACTATCGGGAGTAAAACAAACAAAATCCCCTTTTTTGATTCCTTTGTTTAAAAGGTATTCGTTTGGATAAACCATCTGCCCTCTTAATGGCTCTTCGCTAAATGATTTTTTTATATAATAATCTGTAGCAAGGATTGGTCTAACAAAGCAATACTTGTCATAAGCATTCCAAGTAGAACCTTTCTTGTATAAAAAGAATTGGTCTGTTTCTATAAAGAATAAGTCATCTTTAAAAAAACTCTTGCCGCTTTTTTGACGACCTCTCATATCATTATAATACTTAAAAGCATTATGATGCACAAGAAGCGTGTCTCCTATTGAGATAGGTCCGGTGTAGCCTACGGGAAGCTCGATAACTTCTGCATATCTATTAGAGAACTTGTGGTCCTCTTCTGAGGTACTAACGATAAAGTCAATTCCTCCTATGTCTTTTGTATTATCGTATCGCTTTCCATTCATAGGCTTTACTATGAAGTAGAATGGAGATTTCATTAAAAGTCTATATTAAATTCGATTGAAATTGGAACTGTAAAGGTAAACTCTTTCCATAGAACTACCTCTTCTTTTTTATTAATAATGTAAATTAATACATTTCCCGTTTTCGCTTGCCGTTTAATACAATTAATTTCATTTGAATCTCCAAGTATTTTTTGACCTACTATGTAGTGCATTGCCCCACTCTTATAGTCAGGTCCGATTGATATTTTTCTAATATCCATTTAATTTAATTTAAACCAAAACTCTAATATACTTTTGTAAGCACAAAGTTTTGTGATTGAATTTTATTAGCTACTTTTGATGTGCCCCATTCAGCGGTAATTGATAAAGCGTTTAATACGGTCGTATCAAATACAGTATTAGATATTAAACCGAAATTACTTCCTTGTAATAAACCTGCGGTATCTTGATTGTAACTGTATTGACCATTAACAAACAATTCAGCAACTCCCGGTCCACCTATTTTTGTTACTGTAAAATCTACTACTAATTCAAAAAACTTATTCGTAGTGGTGTTCATTTGAAAAACTCCTAAATCGCCAATTACAATTCCATCAGATTTTATCCTTATGCGGATTGTTTCATTATTCGCGCAGGAAAGAGGACCACATAATTTTACTGTAAAGCTATCGCCCACACTAAAACCATTAGCAGGCACAATTAAACTACCTACACCTGCCCCTATTAAAGACGTTTCAACTATAGTATTTGTTATAAGTGTTCCTAGAGTTGTTTGTGCAAATAATCCTTTTGTACTAGTTAAAGATACGATGTCTGACAAAAGAAAATTCTTTGTTGCTAATCCATCGCTAGTGTCTGTTCCAATAACGTAGTCCGATAAACTTGGAGCCGTTGGCTGAGAGTATGTGCTAATTTTTGCCATTTGTTTTAGTCTGTTTTATGAGTTACTTCTCCTGTTTGAATGTTAATGACTGCATCTACACCATACTTATCAATTAATAATTGTTCGTGTGCTGAGAATTGAATCTTTAACTCTTCGATGTGACGTAAGATTTGTTGTTTTTGTAATTCAACATCTCCAATAGCCATTTTTGCTTTATTAAACTCTGAGTTTAATTCTTGAATTTTTGTTAATTCTTCTTGTGTTACTTGTTCTTTTGACATTTTAATTTGATTTTAATTTGATTATTAATTATACAAAGATATAAATTTTAAAATAAAGTTCTGTTGATTCTTTTGTAAGTATAAAATCCCAAGGCAATAAGCAATAGAATTAAAAGCCACCAAAAATAAATTGAGTAGTTCGCTTCTTTATCAATTTCTTTTTTAAATGCTTTTACTTTAGCGTCTTTTTTTACCTCGACCTTAATAGAGGCTTTTTCAGACACTTTTATTTTAGTGCTATCTACTAAGACCTTTTTTACTTTTTTGTATCTCAGCTTTGCATTTTTGTACTTCTTACCATCAACCTCAATGACTTTTGCGGTATCAATTGGCGTTATCTCCAATTCATCAGTATCGGTTACAATACTAATATGATTATCTTGAGTCGCTACAGTTTCTTTTTTAGTTACAGAAGTACTATCTGTTTTTACCAAAGCATCGACTTTGTCTACGTTTACCTTTCTTGCAGCACAAGAAGTAAGTATTAAAAAACAAAGTATTAGTATCTTTTTCATTAACAGTTCCATTTTTTTAAGGATAATGCTTTCCTTGTTGGTTCTCCATTTGGTTTCTTCATAGCACCCGGCATCCCTCCCATACGAGCACAGAATGACTTTCGTCTATTAGCATCTTTACTACCTGCCTTTAACTTAGAAGGCTTTGTTGTTACAGCCATTTTTAATTTGCTTCCCGGATTAGCGGCTCTATAACTTGCTACTCCTTTAGCATTTAAACCTCCTGTTTCAGACTTTCCTTCTTTTCTTGTCCAAGCTGCTGTCTTTGCCATTACTCAATTATTAAAGTTATATCTTTTGCTAATTGCATTTTTTTAAATAGCTTCTGAAAAGCCACTCGAGAGTTTCCAATATAATCGAGAGTTCTTGTTGTTCCAACTAATATACAACCCTCTGTATCGTGATTTGAATTTCCGCTATGAATACGAACTCCTTCAAAGTTTGTAACATTAAGCAACAAAGGAAGAAGTCTTTTAAATCTATTTGACTGATTTATTATGACCTTATACTCTCCTTTAGGAATAGCTGTTTCTGATTTAATTTTTACATCGCGCTCTTTATCTTCAAGAGTATAACACTCAAACTTGCCATCAATAGATAATTCTCCTATTGTAGAGTGTTCTGTTCTATGCAATCTTTTAACTGTTATTTTCATTACGCAATATCGTTTACATTTGTTTTGATTTCTTTTGCTCTTAAGAATGCTTTTTTAAGTAGCTTCCAAATATCTACATTAAAAGTCTCTTCAATATTTTCTTTTATTGAAACCAATTCAATAAAGATTAAAAGTATAGCACATATTTTAGTAAACATAAAATCAAATCCAAACCATCTTACAATAAACTCATTTAAAACAAATTTGTCTATTACAAAAAGAAATAAAATGCATATTTCATATAGCGCCATCTTTGAAATTATATTTGATAGAATTCTACTTCTTACACTGCTCCAACCTCTAAGCTTTACGCTCTTGAAAATACCTGTGAATGTATCAAGGACTATTGCTGCTCCAACCGCTATTAGTAATCCGTAAATTGGTACGAATAAAAGTATCAATGATGCCGCTATGTAGTTTATATATTTCATTATCTTCCTTGTGATTTATACGATTTAACGTAGTTCTTACTTGTTTTTAAAGTGCTTGTTTTTGTTTTAGCAGCTACACCTGTTTTCTTAGGTTTTGCTTTGTATGTTCCTTCTTGTTGTTTAACTTTTGCCATTTTAATTTACTATATTTAATGATTCCGGTATGTATCCATCAGCATCTTGAGCATATCCCGCAAAGCTGTGTTTACAATCCACAGGGAATATCTCGCTTTCAAAATAAATCTCTTGCTCGCTCATAACATCATAAGCATAGCCATCGTAGTAGATTGGTTCTGTAATTACATTTCCTTCTGAGTCGTAAGTACCTTGTATTTCTACCACCTTTCCAATTTCAACAACTGCTTGAACGCCTTGCGCGTAAACAATTCCTTCTTCTGTTTCAATATAAACTCCTTTTGCTAATAAATCAGCTATTGCAGTTTCTTTGTCTGTGTAATTTAATTTGTATATGTTCATTTTATAAAGTTGTTAATGCGACGCATTCTGCATCTGTTAAAGCAGTTTTTGAAATTAAAAAAGTATTTATACCAACATTAGCATTTTCTGCAACAGTTGAAGTAGAGCAACCTAAAAATAATCTGTTTATAATAGGAATTTCAGATAAACCTACATTCCCAACTAATACCCCATTTATAAACATTTTATTTGCTCCTATTTTATAAGATACTGCTATTTTAAATCTACCGGTTGGTGTATCTACATTAATATTAGATACAGTTACATTGTTTGAACGTATTGTTATATCCGTATAATTTCTTGTAGGTGTTCTAATTATTGCGTGTGAAAATCTGTTATTATTAGTTCCATCTGTTATACTATATAACATTCTAACTACTACTCCAGTTGATATTTCATTAACTTTATTTTGAAAATCTATAAAAATAGTCCCTTCAGTTTGTCCTATTAAGTCAGAAATTGCTGTTTTACTAATAGCATCAGCATTTCTTGTAACTGTAGTAGCTACTGTTGGAATGTATGATGTGGCGTATGAGCCTGCTTCTAATTGAGCACCCCATAAATAAATATTTTGACCATTTGTAGCAGATGCATTTGGATAAAATATATTTGAAGCGTTTGGTCTTATTCTAAATCCTAAACTACCAATAACGTCCCCCAAAACAATGGTAGAGGTTAAAGAGCATTTATACCAGCCATTATTAAAACTTTGTATATTTGCCCCTACACTTGAGGTTGTTCCATTTGATAAGTCAAAAATACCGCTAATATTTGATGCTCCTGCAAAGTTATCAAAAGTAAGTTCTAAAAAATTAGCCGTACCAGCTTTTGCGAAAATAGAAGATGTAAATTGTCCAGCAGATAAAGTTTTGCCTTGTGATATAATAATTTGCACACTACTAGCATTACCTTGTAAAGTATCTGAATTAATTGCCCCATCTGGGCTTGTTTCAGTATTTGCTAATACTACTCCACCGAATTTAGTCCAAATAGCATTATCAAATTGCTCTGAATAAGTAAGTAAATTCGTTCTCTGT